TTGTGTGCAACTCATACGATAATTATTGCTTGATAAATCGGAAAGGCCATTTAATATTTTAGCATCCACGTTATTTTCCTCCTTTCCCTTTATAACCATTAGCAAAAGCCGCTCTGCCTTGCTCTGTGGCTTTCTTTTTTGCATTCTTACCCTTATATACCTTGCCACTGTTGCCCCATTGATAACCGCCTTTGAATTTACGAACCGGCATTGTCAATCATCCCTTTTTCTTTTTGGCTTTTTTCTGCACACTATAGGCAATAGCAACGGCTTGCTTTGGGTTTTTGCCCGCCTTAACCTCGGTTGCAATATTCTTTGATAATGATTTCTTTGATTTACCTTTTGACAATGGCATATTAATCAGCCTCGCTTTCTTTTCCTAACCTATAAATTTTATGGATATATCCCGCCCCAATCAACAAAATAAAAGCTGTGAAAGCTAATTCTTCTTTCCAAAACGTAAGAAAGAATCTAATCTGAGTAATATCGGGATATTTGAACATAAGATAAAAAATATAAATCATAATTGGAAATGCGCCGGCAATTCCAATAACCATTAAAAGCGATTCAATTTTATTTATCATTTCTTTGCTATCCTTTCCCTCGTATACTGCCTTGTTAATCCAGTTTCATTTAAATGTGTACGCTGTTTTGCTTGCCATTCGGATACTTTTTTCTTTTCTGCGGAATTGTCTAATCCTGCGGCTTCTTTTGTGGCTGCTCTCTTTTTCCAGCTTCTAATTTGCCGCTCATTGTATCGTTGTGTTTGCTCGTTTTTATAAGTTGTTTCATCATATTTTTCTTTTGGGAGCTGCTCTGAAACGCCCTCGACATATGGGAAAAACGAATGCCGGCAATTTGCCCCGCATAGTCCTGTCACATCACCGTAATCCGTAGCTTCTACAAGGCTTTGATATTTTGTGCTATTACCCGATAAACTATAAATGCCGCCTTGCCATACCGCATGCTCCGGTCTTGCGTCGCTATGGCTTGTAACTTCCACAAGGTCAGTGTCTAAAGCGTCTGCATTACTCTCACTAATTTGTGCTGTCGCTTGATTAACGCCGGTTACTGCTGCACGTCTTACAGCTGCTTCAACGCTCGTCTGCACACCACTCGCATAATCAAACGTATTAACACCCTCACGTGCGAATCTGTCTACGGCTACATTAATAGCAGTATCTTGATTAAACGCGCCGGATTGTATCATCAATTGGCATTTATCCATGTAGTTATTTAGCTTCCCTGTTGCGTCTGTGGCAATTGTGCCGGTCAACTTTTTCAAGGTGTTATTTGTGCGGATAAGATTTGCATTAAGGGTTTGTGTAAACATTGGCATTGCAGTTAACGGAATTGATTTCTCTGGTAATATTTTCAATTTTATCAACAGCTTTTGAAGAATCCTATCATGATAAGAAGATTTAATCCCCGCTTCTTTAAACATACGGAGTACTTCTTTGCCAGACAATTTTGTTGTTTTTGCTATCTGCTTAGCTATGTACTTTTGCGATGCGCCGATAGCTTTCATTTTATAAACTTGCCATTCAGCAGTTGGCGTAAGGTAATTAGCTTTGCTTATTCGCCGCGCTATGTCTTTTAATATTTCGGTTTCCAGTTGTGAATATATTTCTTGCAGCGGCTCCGCAACGCCGTCTAAATATTGTGGAGTTAATGCCATCTAATCACCCCGCTGCTTGTTCCGTATTGTCTCCCGATTGCTCTGTATTATCTCCAAACCCGCTCTCAACTGTCGGTTGACTGTTTGCATATTGTTCAATCTCTTCTGCTTCCTCTTGTGTGTAATTTTCATAATTCACAAGATATTTGTTAAGCGGGAATTTACCCATCGTGACTAAAGACAACATTCTTGTGCGTTCGCTGTCTTTATCTTCTACAATGCTATCATCAAAATCAACCTTGATTTCTAAGGATTCAGGGTCTACCTTTGACATTTCAGCCAATACCTTTGTCATGCCGACTAAAGCGGCTTCTAAGATTATTTCATTCTTTTTTACGACTTGAAACATGTCCGACTTTTCGGAAATTACCTGTGTTGCCGTCTGTGGCTGCCCTTGCTCAAACTTATATCTGCCAGAACCTAACCCGCATTTGTCGCCTAAAAGCGAAAGAAAACGTTGTAAACCTGCTTCATGCGGTTCTGCGCGTAAGTCCATATTTAGCTCGTGTATTGGCTCGGTGTTTTTATCATCGTCAGGCATAGCATAAAAGGCTACATCGTTCGGGTCAAATACTGGGGCTATTTCACCATCTGGAGTAATCTTTTGATTTAATATGTTTGATTTAACGAATATGCGTTTTTTGCCTAAAACAAATTCGTTGACATAACTGTCATAAGCTACATCAACGGCTTTAAGTTCATCTATTGCATTTGCAAATACTGAAATACCCATAGGGCAATCATAGTCAATGTTATTTACAATGTTTGGCATGATAATCTGGAAACGAGGTAGAGGAGAATTTGTATGTACTTCCGGTTCTACTTCTATTAACTCAACTTCTACCGGCTTTTCTGCGTTTGTTTTTTTGATAAGTTTATTTTCGATTACATAATTTTTATTATCATCAAGCCTGTGTATATTAATGTAATAATATTCTTCACCATCAATAATGCGGATAGAAGCGAATGCGCACTCTGTTATGTCTCCGTTGTCCCACGCTAAAGGATAAATCATTTGTGCCCGCACATAGTCTACAACCGGGTTTCCGTCTGCGTTTTGGTATTCTACAAGTGCACCGGTTCCAAGGGCATAAGCGACTTCCACAAGCTGATTAGCACGTGTGTGAAAGTTATTATCTTTCAATATTTTTTCGAGTATCTCATCAAATGTATCATTTCCTGTGCTAATTTGTACTTTTTCGTTCATTAATAAATTAGCATGGTCTTCGCAAACCTTTTTAGCCATGCCTAAACTATATAATTTACGCTCTACTTTTTTAGTGCCATTATATTGAGTATAAGAATGAAATCCAGCGAAACAGCCTTTATACCAGTCGTTCCATTCTTCTATACGGCTATAATATTCTGCGTTTACGGTATTAAATCCGCGTACATTTGTAATATAACTTCTTATTGTGTCCATTGTCTCACCTCCGCATAAATGCATAAAAAATCCACACTATGGAGTGTGGTTAGATTGCTTGTACCCAATATTTTAATTCTGCTTGTTTCCTTGCTAAAGCTGCTTCTGCAAACGTATTGTATTCTCCAAGCCAAATATTATTTTTGTTTGCGGATATAACAGCTACCCATTTTCCGTTTTCTTTCTTGTATTCTACCCCTGTAATCCCGCTTGTGTTTGTTGATTTTATTCTTCTGTTTTGTGCTTGAATTACACGTGTAGCCCATCTACAGTTATTTGGTTCATAATTACCATTTGTATTTATTCTGTCTATGGTCAAGTTTTCTTTATACCCATTTTCCATAGCCCAATTATAGAACATAGTAAAATTTTTTCGCCATTCATTGCAGATAGTTATTCCACGACCGCCATAATATATGAAGTCTGGATTATTCTTATTTTCGCATCGACTTATTATATTTTGGTGTATATTATAGATTCTTGTTTTGCTCATTCCGTGTTTAGTGCTTCTTTCTATTGTCTTTTCTGTTTTTAGGCATCCACAACTTTGTGTTCTACCTGTAACAAGCAAGCTCCCTATAATATCTTTTTCACTTCCGCAATCACAGCGGCAATGCCAAATCACTTTATTATTTTTATTATTGTTTACTTGATATAAAACAGCCAATCTTCCAAATTTCTTCCCCGTTAAATCATTAAATCTCATTATTATAACCTCTTTCTAACTAAAGTTTTTATATAAACAATAGGAAAAGACACCCTGAGTTAGCAGAGTGTCTTTTTACGTATGCCTACAACCTATTATTTAGCGTTGAATTAATCTTGCATTCTGTATATCCTTCATATACTTTTCTATAGAGTACTCGGCTGAATCAAGATTGTCTATATTTGATGTGCCATTATCAAGGCGCTTATCTTCAAAACTTTTTGTATCCCATACAGCATTCCTAAGCGCGCCTATTGTATTTGTGCAATGCCGCATTACTTTGTACCTGCCTTGTGCCATAAGAGAGTTGTAAAACTGTATGCGCACGTTTATTTCGCCTTTTATTGCATTGTGAATTTCAAGCGGTATGTGCTCTTTTATCAGCGCAACTTGTAATCCGCGCATAAGCGTTTGTGCCTCTGAATCAGCCCATGCGCCAATGACCTTATATTTACTCATGCACATACGGGAAAAAGCTGTAAAGTCATTGTTGAGCTGTTCCGGCGTTTTAATTCCACCACGCCAATGGTCCTCGAGCGTGATAACTTGTTGTAAGTTTCGTGTAATTCCAGTACAGGTAAAAGCATTACCGGATTTATTTTCTCCAAAATCAATACCGATTGTAGCAAACATAATATCATTTGGGACAGTATTAATAATAAAATTGTCGGGGGAATCTGCAAATTGTTGATATACAAGCCCCTCAGCAATGCAGCGCTCGCCTAATATGTCACGGCGATACCATACGCTGTTTTCAACATATTTACTTTTTAGTGATTCTTTGCGTTCTTCCGAAAGTGTCGCATTATCGTCTATAGTAAAATGCTGATATTGGTATTTGCCAGTGTAATTTGTCTTGAACCGGTCTATATAATTGGCATATATCGGATGATTAGGATTGCTCGGGTTTAAATCCCATAATGTGAATGGCTGTGTTGCCGCCACCTGCCGCCCCATAGCTACTTTAACAAAAGACACGCGGCTATCGTCATTATCGTAATGCTCATTGATTTCTGTGGCTATCCACATACCGTAAGAGTTCCCCAAAATCTTTTTGTAACTGTCTGCCTTGCCGCCACCGGAAAACAGCACAATTTTTTCGCCGGTTTTTGTTGAATATAAAGGGCTTCATTTTCTTTATATTTGCCCCAGCGGCACCGCCCACGAAATAAATGTTCCAATCCAAATCCATTACAATCGCCTATATTTAATTTTGCATTTGGCAAAGTCGAACCGGACGCAAGATGTATTTTATCAGGGCAAGTCTCTAAGTATGCTGCCGCAATAATACAATGGTCTATAGTTTTGCCTGACCGTATAGCGCCCTCTGCAACGCTAAAGTCACATTGCAATGCCCGTTTGATATATGCTTTATGTTTGGGAGAAAATGTTTTCCAATTAATTGTCTGTGTTTTTGTCATTATTATCACGCAGCATTTCTGCCAATGGCGTTATATCTTCAATATCATCTACGCTATCAGGCTTTTCATCAAACATTCCTAAATGTTTGCCAATCAATTCAAGAGCTTTTAATTTGTCATTAAGCTTTATTTCAATCCCTGTTTGAGTTTGTTTTATTCCAGCGACTGCCGATTTTTGTTCTTCTGTCAAATCTTCAGTTGGCACAATCCCTACTAATAATTCATTATTTTGTTTTACAACTTTTGTATAATCTGTGCCGTTCGCAAATGCAATATTTGCAAGTTCTTTTAAAACTTTATCTTGTGTTATTTCAGTCCTTTGTTCTCTCTGGGCTTGCTTTTTTTGTAATTGAGCTCGTACTGTAGTTTTCTGTAGCAATTCAGACCCGATTTTAAAGGCGTTTTTTTTGCTGTATCCTGCCCTAATAGCGGCTTGTGTCGCGTTAAGGTCAATCAAATATTCATTTATAAA